GGAATATTCACCTGGCAGCGCATTCCTTACCCAGGCCAGGAAATCACTCTTAGTGTCAAAACGGATAACATCTTCAGGCAGAAAAGCACACCCAAAGCCGAATGCGCCGGGTATCGCCAGACGGCCTTTTGTCCGGTCGTAAATGTCGCTCTGTGCTTCCATCGTGGCCGCACTTTTCAGCCCCAGATTATCCCGGGACTTCTGTTGTACCTTTTCGCCTGCTGCCGCAATTTCTGACAGATGGTTAGCCATTTTCAGAGTGCCGGTCAGCGCAGCATCAATGTCATTTTTGGCCTGTTCTGCTGCGCGGGCATAACCTGCGGCATCCTGTGCGCTCTGTCCGGCTGCGGCTGCATTTGCTCCTGTGCTTGTCACATCTTCCGCAGTGGCCTTTCTGTCCTCAGCTGTGACGGTTGCATCCTGTCGGGCTTTCTCCGCAAAACGTTGTGCATCATCACGGGCCGTTGCGGCTGCCGCCACATCCTGCGCCGTCTGCTGTGCGTTTCCGGCTGCAGCCCCGGCACTCTGCTGCGCCTGCGCCACCATTTCCTCAAAGCGCTTCATCACCTCCGGACGTAAATCACCATCCTTTGGTGCATTCAGAAACGCGTTCAGTGTCCCCGGTGCATCAGTCGGTGCCACATCAATATCCCCGACACGGGTTGGCTGCCAGCCGTTACAGTGAAGCGCAACCTCGTAATACCCCGGCTCAGCCTCAATCACATAAGCACCGTTATTGTCCGTCACGCAAGTGGCAACAACGTGTGCCACAACGGTCGGACTGGTTCTTCTGGCCCGCAGTTCAATCGCACAATTTACGACAGGTTTACCCGCCCCATCTTTCAGTACACCTGAAATCTTTACTGCCATATTCACCCCACAAAAAGCCCGCCTGAACCAGCGGGCTGTCATAACACTGTGTTACCTGGCTAATCAGAACTTATAACCGACACCCACGATGAAACCGTCAGTGCGCCAGTCGCCACTGCCGGAACCTTCATAAGCAAGGTCAATGGCCACGGATTCGGTCGGGTTAAACTGCACGCCAGCCCCCCACGCCAGAGACGTGTTGCTGTGGCGGTTGTCATCACTCCCGGTCAGCACATCGTGCGTTTTCCCCTTGTTGTCAGTTACGCGGAGATAATCCCCGGAGAAGGTCGACACACGGCTGTAAGCCACGCCCGCCATCGCATACGCGCTGAACCATTCATTCACGCGCACAGACGGCCCCGCCATCACGCTGAACCAGCGGTTACGCACGGAATCCTCATGCCAGCGGGTATCGCTGTAATGCGTTTTTTGCTCATCTTCAGCGTTGGCATAGCTGAATGACGTCACCAGCCCCAGCGTGTCCGTAAACTCATAACGGTATTTCACGTTAATGCCCTTCAGGTCATCGCTGCCTGGCATATCAGTATGGGGCTGAAGATACCCGGCGCTCAGCGTGGACTGATGTTCAGACGCCCATGCAGGCGCACCGGATACAGCCAGACAGATGGCTGCGGACAAAATGGCTGCACAAACTTTACGCATAATTACCTCTCGCTTTTCTGCAATAAAAAAGGCACCATTTCTGGTGCCCGTATCTGGGTTATAAAATTCAGCTAATCGTGATGCCTGCAGTGGCTTTCTTCATCACAACAACCAGCAAATCGCTGATACTTGCTGTGGGATACCAGCCATTTACCAGCCATGCCGATACAGAAAACTCCAGCGTCATGTGACCGTGACCGGCAGGCATATCAATAACACCCGTATATATCAGCGTATTATCCAGGGTCGTTCGGTTATAAATTTCAGCACCGTTTTTCTTCACTATCAGGCGGCATGACGAATAAATATTGTTATTCTTCCGCTCATGTTTAGCACCGCGAAACGCCACCGCGGGAATAACAATTTGCCGATCAAACGGCTGATCGTCATAAACCCTGACGGTAATGGTCCCTGATGGCCACCTCTCCGGTGCCCGGGAGTCCCGTGGGAAAGGTTTGCCCACTGTTTTAACGAGATCGCCTTCAATCTGGTTCGCGGACAATTTTCCCAGAACCCGACAGTTCTTATTAATCGTGACGTTGTTGAGCGTCCCGGAGTTCGCGTTCACGTTACCGCTGATATCGGCATTTTTCGCCGTCAGCCGTCCGCCAGGTGTCAGGGAAAATGCCGGAGGATTACCGCCGCTGGTAATGGTCGGAGCCGTCAGGCGTTTCAGGAACACGTCGTTCATGAATATCTGATCGCCCTGACCAACAAACATCGGCTTTGTGTTGCCATTCGCAGGATTAATCATCGCAATCCTGTCTGCCGCCAGCAGCACCTGACTCTGCATTCCTGCTGGCGTATTCTCAATACCGGCACCGATACCCGCAATATAAAGGCGTCCGTCCTTCATCTGTTGCAGCTTCACAGCCCACATGCTGTTCAGGTTATTATTTGTATCAACCTGAACTTTCTGTATCTGCTGGATTGCAGCACTCTGATTTTCCAGTTTTTTATTGACGGTTTGCGTGATTTCATTGCTGACATTCGTAATGGACGTCCTGATTTCAGTCAGGTCCGGCGCAAGCTGACCGTTATCAATCTGCGTCCACAACTCCTTGCCGAGATGCGTTTTATTGATCAACCCTTTATAAAAACTCAGATAACCTTCCGCATCATCGCTCGCCCGACCGACGGCCTCCACAAATGCCGATTTGCCAACGGTGTTCACACTGCGAACGTAAAAATAATAATCATGGCCCGGTTTGATATTGATACTGGCGGCTATCCAGTACAGCGCCGTGCCAAGATAGCGGGCTGTGGTTTCAACCTGCCTGATATCCGCAATCCGCTTTTCCGAAAACCAGAACTCAAACTGCACCGTCGGGTCATATACAGCCAGTTTCGGGACCGCCGTTATCTGAAAATACCCCGGTATCAGTTCAATAGTGACAGGCGCTGCCGGTGCCGCAATCCGGAACGATACCGACACCGGATCGCCCTGCTGCCCCCGGGCATTTACCGCCCGGACTGTCAGCGTATAACGCCCCAACGCAAGCTGCGTGAAACGATATGTGGTTTCCGTCGTCCGGGCTGTGCTGACCAGCCGCTCACTGCCGTCATCCGCTGCCACGGTCAGGCGAAGCAGGAAGCTCACCCCCTTCACCACCTTCGGCGTGTCCCAGCGCGCCAGCACCTGATATTCCCCGCTGCCTGCGATGACTTCTGCGGTCAGGTGCTGCACTGCTGGCGGCGTGACACCATTCACCGTGCCGCGCCGGTCACTGTCAAAGTGTGCCCCGTTATCCACAATGGCCTCTTTTTCCGGCACATGCTGCACGGCGGTGATGGCATACGTGCCGTCGTCGTTCTCACGGATACTCACACAGCGGAACAGGCGCTGGTGCAGCGTCGGCAGCTTCAGCCCCCACACGCTGTATCCGGCAACGCCGTCAGGAATACGGCTCACTTTCACCTTCACGCCGTCGGTGACGGACTGGACCTCCACGCTGACCGGATTGCCACTTCCGTCAACCAGGCTTATCAGCGTGGTACCGGAGGATGGCAGCGTGATTTCACGGTCGAGCGTCAGCGTCCGGGTCTGGCTGTTCACCGCCAGCACGCGCCCGCCGGTGCTGATACCGGCATAGTCATCATCGCAGATTTCAATGACATCGCCCGGTACATGGCGAAGCCCTTCAGCACCCACGCTGAAGTCCACGGTCTGCGTTTCCAGCAGTTCTGTTTTAATCAGCCACAGCCCGGCGCGGTGCGCCTGTCCCCGGCTGGTACAGCCAAAGGCATCCATCTTCGTGACGTTACGACCGTAACGGACAATGGCCTGCGTGTCCTCCACAAGCTCTGTCGCCGTCTCCCAGCCGTTATTCGGGTCAATCCAGTTCACCTCAACGGCATTATGACGGTCCTTCAGGGCGCTGAAGCTGTAGCGGAACGGCGCGCCATCATCCGGCATCACCACATTACTGCGGTTATAGGTCCACACCTTATCCGACGGTCGGTCCTGCACGAACGTCAGCGTCTGCCCGTTCCATACCGGCATACAGCGCATCGCCGAGCAGAAATCACTGAGAACATCCCACGCCTTACGCTGTGTGGTCAGGTAAGCGTTACAGGTGATGCGCGGCTCCGTGCCGCCAAATCCGTCCGGCACTGACTGGTCGCAGTACTGGCCGATGACATACAGCGCCCATTTGTCCACATCTGCCGCACCAAGACGTTTCCCCATGCCGTAGCGCGGATGAGTGAGCATGTCCCACAGACACCAGGCCATGTTGTTGCTGTATGCTGGCTTAAGCGTTCCGTCCCAGATACCGCTGTATTGCCGCGTCTGCGGGTTATAGTTCGACGGCACCTGCAGAATGCGCCCGCGAAGATGATAATTGCGACTCACCTGCTGGTTACCGAACTGCTCTGAATCCACCTGCACGCCGACCAGCGCCGTGTTCGGGTAGCACTGTTTCACATCGATGATTTCGGTGTACGACGACCAGAGCGTTTTGTTCTGCAGCTGGTCTGTGGTGCTGTCCGGTGTCATCCTGCGCATCCGGATATTAAACGGGCGCGGCGGCAGGTTACCCACCACCACCGAGGCCAGATACTGCGAAGTGGTTTTGCCCTTAATGGTGATGTCTTTTTCCGTCACCCAGCCACCGTTACGCTGTATCTGAACCAGCAGGCGGACTTCCGACGGATTCCGGTCCCCCTTTGAGGTGGTTTCCACCAGTGCCTGCACACCGAAGGTCAGGCGCAGACGATCAATGTTTGCCGACGTGATGGTCCGGGTGATCGGCGTGTCGTATTTCACTTCCGTACCCAGCACAGTCTCTGAGCCGGAAGATTCAAACCCCTCCGGCGGTGTCTGCTCCTGCTCGCCGGCGCGGAACACCACCGTAACACCGGAAAAGTTTGTCTTCCCCTCGCTGTCCAGGACCGGCGTACCGTTCAGCAGCACGCTTTTTAATCCATCCACCGGACCTTCAACCGGCCCTTCGCTGATGGCATCAATCACACTCAGCAACTGCGTGGATTTCAGGTTGTCCTTCGCTTCGCGCGGGGTATGCCCCTTACTGCTGCCTTTACCCATTCCTCACGCTCCATAAACGACAAAACCGCCCGCAGGCGGTTTCACATGAAACATTTTGCATCAGCGGCCAATCACCACAACCTGACCACCATCCCCTTCGTCTGCCGTGCTGATCTCCTGAGAAACCACACGTGACCCCACGCGCATTTCACCGTACAGAACGGGCAGAACATTGCCCTGGGCAACCATGTTATCCAGTGACGAGAAATACGTGTTCTGCTTACCGTTATCCGTTGTCTGTGTACGGGGAGTTCTGGCTTTCGGTGCCAGCATCTGTGCAACACCGCCAAGCGTCATACTGGCACCGAGAGAAAACAGCAGATTACTCGCCATAATTCCTACCCCCGGCATCCATATAGCAACCGCCATAACAGCCGCCCCCAGCACCGCCTGAAACACACCGCCACTTTTAGCTCCCACCAGACGCGGTACTATGTGGATCACTGCACCATTTGCCAGCGGCTCATTAAGACGGGCAGACAATTCGGTTTCACCTGCATCACGCCCGGCAATGCGCACCTGATACCAGCCGTCACTCAGTTTCTGACGAAACGCCGGGAGCTGTGTGGCCAGTGCGCGGATGGCTTCAGCCCCCGTTTTCACACGAAGGTCGATGCGGCGGCCAAATCGTTGCAAATCCCCGTAAAGGCAGATGCGTGCCATTCCCGGTGACGCCAGAGGGAGTGTGTGCGTCGCTGCCATTTGTCGGTATACCTCTCTCGTTTACTCAGTTGTTCAGGAATATGGTGCAGCAGCTCACCGTCGCCGCAGTAAATGGCGGCATGATTCGGCACCGATGAACCAAAACAGCACAGCAGCACATCGCCCGGTTGTGCTGATGACAACGGCACCTGATACAGCCCTGTGGCCTCCAGATTATCCAGATAGAGATTCTGACCGTGACGCCACCAGTCATCCCCGCGATGAAAATCCGGCATCTCAATCCCCGCCAGATGATAAGCATCCCGGAACAGCGTGTAACAGTCCGTCACCCCGTGCTCAAAGCGCCGCCCGGTGAGATGCGGCACACAGCGGAACTTGTGAATCGCCCCCCGGCAGACCAGCCACCACGGCAAATCACTCTGCACCTGCAGCCGCCGGTCAGCCTCACTCAGCCAGGGCAGACCACCGGGATGACTGTGGACCAGTGCCACAATCTCACCCTGCATTTGTGCCCGCAGCCAGTCCTCCGGAGCCATCCGGAACCGTTCCTCCGGCTCACCGGAGATATTCTCGCTGGGAAGATACCTGTCTCCCTCCGGCGTTCTCACCACGAAGCCACACGACTCCGCTGGCGCACATCGCCGGGCGTGCGCCAGAATCGCTGATTCTGTCTGTGTCATGGATTTACTGAGAAAGTTTATTGATGGAAAGGAAACCGCCGAAATTACCGGTATTGTTGCGCAACTCACACCCGCGCATACACTTGCTGCATTTGTCCTTCCGGATATCCGTCGTTGGTTTGTCGAACTCGTCAGCCACTGCCCTGCCCGTGTAACCACACTCATCAGAACGGTAGGTCCACATACAGGTATTCGCCAGCATGATACGCCCCGGGAAAACCGCGCCATCCGTCTCCGTTGGTGTGGCCAGCACAAAAGAGGCACTGACCGCGCTCAGTTCGCTGCACTGCTCGATGCGCCAGCGGCTGATCACCTCCTGCTCCGGATCGGCGTCACTGTTTCCGTTGACGAAGTTCACCGCATCCAGAAAACGGGCGTAAACCTTACGCCGGACCACCGTTCCGCCGACCAGACTCTGCAGATCTTCCGCCATCCCGGTGACCATACCGTACAGGTTAGAAACCGTCAGCGTGGGGCGCGTACTGGTGCCTTTGCCATTCAGTTCAAAACCACTCCCCTGAATGGGATACGGCTGATACTGTCGCCCCTGCCAGGTGACCGGCTCACCTTTTTCGTTCTGCTCATTACAGAAAAAATAACGTTCTCCACCGACCTCTGTCAGGTCGATTTCCCAGAGCACCACGCTGGCCGACTGCTCCGCACGGGTGCATTCATTCAGTGTTTCCTGCCGGATATCCTGCATCAGTTCACCACCTGTTCAAAATCGGCCGTTACAGTCACCCATAACGCCCCCACGCTTGCCGACCATTTACGACAAACCACCCTGATCGGTTTCCAGTCATAAGGTGGCGTCCACTGAAATGCGCGGACGCCACCGTGCCGTTCCAGAAAGGCTTTTAAAGGTGGGTGTTCACCTTTACGAACACGTATCGTCACGCTGTAAGTCGACAGCAGATTATTCAGTCCCGCCGGGCGACGCTGTTCATAACCATCACCCAGCTTCACTGCCACCACTTTTGGCTCTGATACCACATTCATATCCGGGCGCACCTTCCAGCGAAACGTCTCCATTACCGGTATGCTCCACTTAACCGGCCACCATCACGGGCCTGCTGTTGCATAAAGTCCGCGGCCGCTTTTTTCCCGAGGTCATAAACCACCTTCAGTGCTGCCGGACCTATCTGCCCGTTCGTGCCGTCGTTATTGATCCCGATGTTGTACTGCGGGGCAAACATCACCATGCCTGAACCACCAGTATCCGCCACAACCCCCAGCTTACCATCAGCACCGCGACGCAGTGGCAGAATGGCTTCAGGTCCCGCTTCCCCCATCACACCCGCGCCTTTTGCAAAAGCAAAAAACGTCGGACGGTTAACCACCGTGCCACTGTAGCGACTCAAATCAGCAGACTGGTAAACACCGCCATCAGCATTAGTCGTGAAGCCGAATAAAGAACCGACGCCCTTTACCGCCTGCATCATGGCCATCTGTGCCATAATTCTGGCCATATCTGACAACAGGGAAGAGGTGAAGGATTTAAAATTCAGCTTACCGGTGGTACAGAATGTCGCCAGTGCATTACCGGCACTGCTGAATGCCACTGTAAACATCTGTTCTGCCGTTCCCGCCGCATTATCCGCATCCGCCGTAAAATTCTGAAACGCCCGCATGGCACCGTTTTTCCAGTCGCCCTGCGCCACTTCCAGTTCCTGCCAGTAGCGTTTGTTTTCATTCAGTTGTCGCTTCAGGCTCCCCTTCAGCACCTCCTCAGCCCTCCGGTAGTCCTCCGTCCCGTAAGTGCCTTTCTGGCGACTGTCATTCTCAAGCTGTTGCAACTGTTGCCGGTATTCCTGCCGGATGCGCAACTGTGCCTGGTAGCGCTGCCGCTGCTTATCCCCCATACCTGCAGTGGCAATATCCAGATTGTGCTGCTCACGCAGTGCACGTTCTTTGTCTGCCAGCTGGCTGGTCAGCTGAACCGTTTTTTTTCTCAGGTCGTTAAGCGCTGTCTGTTTCTGCAGCTCCTGCTGTTTCACATCCAGCAGCGTCAGCGCCTGAATCAGCTCATTCTTACGGGCCAGCACACTCTTTTCATCTGCCGTCAGCTTTTTCCCGTCCAGGTCGCTGATGCGCTGCTGCAGGGCCAGAAGCTGTTTATGCGCTTCAGTCATCCTTTCAGTGGCAATGCCTGCTGACTGTCTGGCAGCAGCAATCTGCCCTTCCACCTGTGCCTGCTGCTGACTGTACTGCAGCAATAACCGGGTGGCCTCATCATTACGGGTTGCCCGTGTATTTTTCTTAATGGCTTTTTCGTAACGTTCATTTTCACGCTGTATCGCCGCATCCCTGACAGCCTGGTCGGCGTACTGCATGGCATTAATACGCGCAATTTCCCGCTGATGTCGTGCAGCTTCCGTTTCATTCATCCGGTTCAGCGCGGCATTTTCAGCATTCCGGCGTTTCTGTTGCTCCTGGTAATTCCGTTCTGCCTGCGCTTTTGCATCCTGCAAATCCTTCCGGCGTTTTTTCTCCTGAAGATCGTTAAGACGCTGCTGATCGTACTCCACCTGTGTGGAGGCGTTTGTCCACGGATATTTTTTCGCGCGCTGAATTTTTTCCTGTAACGCATCAATCTGCGCATCCAGCGAGTCTTCACGACCAATATTCATGGCCGCATCCCAGAACTGCTTCCACCAGTCAGACAAGGTTTGCAGCGTACTACCCAGCGCATTGAGATTATTATCAATATCAGATGTGCGTTTACCGGTTTCCTCTGCCAGCGCAGACATGGCGATCCGGGCCGCATCACTGGACCGCCCCTGCTCCCCAAGGACGCGTATCTGCTCAAGCTGAGTGGCAGTCAAAAAATGCAGCGCATTGTCCAGCGCCTTCGCGGCATTTACAGGATCATCCTTCAGCCGCTTAAACTGATTTATGGTATCGCTGACCGACTGGCCAACCGATCGCTCCATCTGTGCGGCAGCTTTCGCCACCATACCAATATCGTTTCCATGAAATGCCCCACTGCCCACCACCTGTGCCAGCGCACCGGCTGCCGCATGTTGCGTGATACCATTCCCGGATATGGCCCGGCTGAGTTTCCACAACTGCCCGACAGTGACACCGGCATAATGTCCCGTCAGCGCCAGCTGACGGTTAAATTCCTCGCCCTCCTTCCGGCCGTCATGCCAGGCTTTACCCAGACCCAGGACCGCCGCGACAAGTCCGCCAATAACGCCGCCAGTCATCATGCCTTTCGGCGACATCAGTGCGCCTGTCCATCCGGCACGGTTAGCCAGCGTTATCCCGGATCCCCTCAGCGCACCAAAATTGCCGCGCGCCATCTGACTGATTAACACCCCCAGCTCCCGCCGGGCTGCCGCACTTTTCAGCCCCAGCGAATGTGTGGCTTTTCCTGCCCGCTCCATTTTGCGGATATACACTTCTGCAGCACTGCTTACCCCCAGCTGAGCCGCCCTGGCGCGAAGCAACTCAGAAGACGACAGATTCTGGCGGGTTGCCTGCTCTTTAAGCTGGCGGATAAACGCCGCTTTCTGCCGGGTGGCCTGTTCCTCTGCCTGCGTCAGGGCACGGGTTTTCGCCGTGATCTCCGAAATCAGCGCCAGATAATCCTGCTGACCAACCCCGCCACTGTTTCTGGCCTGTCGGATCTGCTGCTGAATACGCTGTAATTCCTGAAGCCCCGCACCGGCCTGTTTCACACTGTCAATCTGGCGATAAAAGGCGGCAGCCGCTTTATCCTGCGCCTCCGCCAGTGCCCTGGCCTGCGCCTGTTCCTCGCGCATTTTCTGATTCAGAGCATCCACGCGCAGACGGGTTTGTTCCACCTCACGGGCCATGCATTCATGAGCCCGTGCGTTCTTTTCCACCGTCTGCGCATGGGCTGATGCTGCTGTTGCAGCCGAAGAAGCCGCCTGCATTGTCTGCCGGGCCGCCTGAGTCTGACGCTCCATAAAACGCTGCATACGGGCAGAAGACCGTTCTGCATCGCTGGCTGCACCATTCAGAAGGTTTTTGATACGGGGAATTTCATTTTTAAACTCTGCCGCATCAATCCCCAAATCAATGACCAGGTTGGCTATCTGGTCCATAACGCACACCTCCGGAAATACCTTCCCCAAGATGCATCAGTTCTTCGTCCGTTCGCTCCGGTATCCCGTTCTCTTCCGGTAAAAGGCTGAAATCAGCCACCGCAGCATCGCTGCTGCCGGACACCATTCTCACGATCAATGCCTTCAGCGAGGCAAACTGCGCATCCATCCACACATCACTGAAGCTCTGCATCCGGAAATAATCGCCCCACTCACCAAGCTCAGTGGCCGACATTTCCGACAGCATCCGCCGCCAGTCTGCCCGCCGGAACTCCCGGGCAAGCCGCATGACAAACTGCATTTCCCGCGTCAGGACTTTTCCGGCGTCAGCGCCTCATGATCATCATCCCCGGCATTCTCAATGGTCCCCATACCGCTCAGCGACAGAACCCTCTCCGCCCCCGCGCCCAGCGCATCATACGACCATGTTGTCATAATGGATGCGCAAAGCGTCTCAACATCCTGAGACTGCTCAGCATTCCACAGTGAGCGGGAAACCAGCCAGGCATTGATATCCATTCCCATACGCAGAAAAGCAATCTGTCGTTCAGCCTCCGGCAGTTCTCCCTCCTGTGCATCAAACTTTGCCGTTCGCTGCTGAACAAACGTCAGATATTCAATTCTCTGCAGCCCGGACAGCTCACTGAGCACCACGGACTGTTTTTCATAATTAAACGTATCCTGTTTCAGAAACATCATGTTCTCCGGATGCAAAAAGCCCCGGATAACCGGGGCAATGATGAGTATCGTCCTGTTATGGTGCGCTGACGGTCACCGCAGCCACTGCCACAAACTCTCCGTCAGAGGTCATGCCCACGATGCTGACACTGCCCTGCTTCACGCCTTTCACCGTGGCCACAAGCCCGCTCAGGGTCACCGAAGCAGTCTGAGGATCTGACGAATGCACACTGATCGCTTTGTCACTGGCCCCGTCAGGTTTTACTGTAAAGGTCAGCGTGGTGGTTGCTCCCGCTTTGACACTGGCAGATGCCGGTGCCACCGTCAGCCCGGTAACGCCCACGGTTTCAGCGCCCTCCTCTGCCAGATACGGACGCCCCACACCGCTGATTTTTACAGTACGGGTCATCACCTCTTTTGAGGTAATGGTTTTACCCAGTGAACTCAGCCAGCCACGGAAAACATCAACCGTACCGTTGGGGTATTTGATACGAAACGCGCAGACTTCACCGGAATCGAACAACTGAACCAGTTTTTTCTGCCCGCTGTCACCCGGACGCCAGGCCAGCGTCGCCGAAGTATCACCGACGGATTTCTGCCCCTGGGTTGTCGTTTTCCAGTCTGCATCTTCATCATCGAGATAAGTGTCATCTTCTGCATCAGCGGTCATCTCGCCAGGTTGCAGATCCTTCACCATCGCAAGACGCAGCCAGTCAGTGTCCGACAAAGGGTTCGCAAATGCGTCGCCGTTGCCGGTATACATCCATAACGTCGTTCCCGCACCTTTCGTTTTTGCCAGTGGATTTGGTGTGGTCATTACCACCTCCTTAATTCGTGTACGTGATCTGGTACGTGATTTCCGCCATCGCCCAGGTGGCCATCTCATTATCACGTTGATAGTTAAAACCGAGTGGGTTCAGGGTGTCGATGAGTCCGGAAAGTGCCGGTACATCATTCAGGGCCGGGAAAATGGTGCTCTCCATCCACATATCCAGCTCTGAATCCGGTGCCTGTGCCCGGATGAAGACGGCAATATGCAGAACAGCCTGCCAGTCATCTTCATCCGTCATTTTTCCGGTGTACTGAGCATCACTCAGCCACACCGCCACGGCAGGCAGTTCCTGCGCATCAATAAATGCCGGAAGCCCGTCAAAAAACGTGGCGCTGTCTCCACACTGTTCCCGAAGGCGTGCCAGTACGACCTGGCGGATCTGTGTATGTCGGTTCATCGGGTCAGCCATAACCTCAGTTGTTGTTTCAGTGCATACCCCAGCTGTTTCGGCATTTCCGCAGCAATGATGCGGTCGCGGGCATCTTCAAATGCCTGTGTCAGCGGTCCGGACAGCGGGATTTTCACCACATCAATGGGGTAACGATTTTTGCCGTCAATACGCCGCATCACATGCCAGCGACCATTCGCCAGTTGCTGAATAAACGCATCCCGGAAAAGGTATTTCCCCACTTTCAGTACGCTGCCACGATGACGTGAGTTGCTGCCATGCCGGGAGCGGGCCAGTCTGACCTGTGCGGTACCCAGCTTAATGGCGGGCAGGTTACCCCGGTTAACACGCATGCGGGCATACATTTTTCCTGAGGGGCTGGCTTTAAGCAGCCTGACACGCTCCCTGACCGTTTTCAGGGGAATACCTTTCACCTGGTTATCCCCGGCAACGGTATTCTGCGCAACCTGCCGTGTGGCGACAGAAATAATCTTTGCCGCCACACGGTTTACCGCCCATGCGCTGGCCTGCGGTACCATACGGGTATCAAGGCTGTTCAGATTGCGGATGGCATTCTCAAGCCCCTTCATAATATCGTCCTGCCCTTACGTTTCCCGGCAGCCCCTCACGCCGCAACCGGATATAACTACATCCGCCATCATCAGGGGTGATACGATCCACACAGAAAGACTCACGACCAATCATCAGCGAATCATTGCGACACAGCCGTAAAATATCTGCTGTTTTCACAAACAGGGATGGTAAAGAGTCTTCAATACGCACACCGCCGGCCACCAGAGAAATATTTTCAGGATCATCAAAAACCCCGGAAATCATGATCCCTTTTAGCCGGCCTGACGTAATGACCGCTCTAATCCCCATATTGCGAATAATGGCCTTGTCTGCGAGATCAAGTGCAACATCAAACAGATTATCGAAATCAGCCACGCAGCCTCCCGTTATTGCATTCTGGCCAGGCCACGTTCTGTCATTCCGGCTGCCACACCGGCAGAGACACGGAACGCCATTCCCGGCGGCACAAATGCCAGAGGTTCATCCCGCGTGGCATGAAGTGCATCGGTATGCAGCGTCACCAGTGCCACGACTGTAACCAGATCATCCATATTCTGAATCACGGTCTCCGGCTGCGCTGATATCACCTCATTTTCATGTCCGGTCAGCGCATTTTCCGGGTGGGCAGACTTATCCCGGATGTCAGTGTCATCCATATTGGCAAGTTCCTCCTCCAGCTCAGCCACACGCTGCGCAATATCTGCTGCGCTTCCCGAGATATCCGGCTCACGTCCCAGCGATGCTGCCAGTTCTCTCAGACGTTTCAGGTTTTCTTCTTTCGTAGCCATACCCGCTCCTGATTGAATGAAAAACGGGAGCATTTAGCTCCCGCTCACGGATTATTTCACCTGCACCACCACAAACTCATCCGGATCCGGCAGCACCATCAGCGGCGCGGACTGCGTCATGGTGAATTCACGCGCCGGATCACCCACGGTCAGCCAGTGTTTCGGATAACGGGAAGACGCCACCACGCCTTCAGACAATGCCTGCGCATCCTGAATGGCACCGTAGCAACGAATACCCTCTGCGGCCGTATTTCCCAGTACCAGTGTGCCGTCCGGCAGATAACGTTTTTCGGTACCGTCCTCTGCCACATAGGACGTTTTTGCCACCACGATTGCCAGATCACCATAATACCCTTTGAAGGACACCACCGCCCCCAGGTCTTTCACTGCCGTTTCCAGCTGTGAATTTGAGCCACGACGGGTATCCAGTTTTTCGCGGAACAGCTTAAAGCCATTCAGCAGACGCCAGACCTTACCATCCATAATGGCAATATTGATGGTGCCGGAAGCAAAATCACAGTACGCATCCAGATCATGCGTCGGATCAAAGGTATCGCGGTCCTGAGCGCTCCACTCCGTCCCTCCTGCCTGCGTAATGTTATTTTCCACCGACCGGCCAAAATCGACCTCAACAGTTTCAAACTGCTCTCCTTCCATGGTGTATTTGCCATACAGCACGGCATTCACCGCCTGCATCTCTTCCACCTGGACAATGGCGTGCTCTTCCTGTTTGAGGTTATCGGTGATGATACGCAGGCGACGGTAAGCCGGGTCGTTCAGCTGGGCCGGATCTTCACCGGGAAGACGCTCCACCGCCTGCTGGTAATTAAATTCGTGTTTCGGCTTAACGTAGCCCGGGCGCAGTACACGAGTTTCACCGCCACGGTGACGCAACACCTTTCCTTCAACAACCGGGGAGACATAGGCCGCCACCGGCGTTTTTCCGGTAATTTTGTCCAGCATTACCTCTTCGGTATGGAAATTCACCGTACGGCGGAAAAACAGCTCCAGAAACAGCGCACGAAATTTAACTTTTTGTTCGGTATAACCGAGTAACTGGCGGGTCGTAAACAATCCCATAAATCAGTTCCTTTCATTCAGAAATCAGTCAGGCCACCGCAGTGACCTGATAACGTGTTACGGCAGCGCCGCGTGACTCAGGGCGCTGCCGGCAAAGGCATTCGCCTTTTTGTGTGTATCCACTCTCTCAGGCCAGTGGATGGCCTCCGTCGCAAAGGTCCCCGACTTGTAATACGTCAGCACCGTCTCTGTACCTTCAAGCGGCAGTACCAGTATGCCAACCGCATGGCCTGCCTTCTGTCCGTCCCAGACCACCAGTTTCCCGGTATCCTCATCCAGCATCAGGGGCGTCAGAGCCGGTGTTGCCGAGGAAATCCCGCTGCTGCCTGTGGCGGTATGGGCCGGATCATTACCGGCAAAAATACGTACTTCTGCACGCTGTTCAGTGATGGTTTTCGTCACCATATAGTTAACCTCGTATAGATGCTCAGCACTGATTTCATGGCATGGCCATGAGCATTTTCACGTCCGCATCACCGTCTGCTGACGTCTGTGACATACCGCCCTGCAACGCAGTCGGTGAATGGTTCGCCATGAAGCGTTCAAACATGGCTGTTGTGGACGCAGAAACCGGTTCTGCTTTACCTGATGCAGCAGCCAGCACATCCCGGGCGTTCTCCACGGTCATTCCCGGGCAGGCAGCCAGTTTTTCAGCCTGCACCTCAGCCCCTTTTGCCTCATCCAGGGCCATGATCTGATCACGGAGTGATGGCCCGGCATCCGCCTGCGGTGAAGCAGCCAGGATCGGGCGGGCTTTTTCCACCGTCATATCCGGCATCGCAGCCAGCGTTGCCGCCAGCTGTTCTCGGCCTTTCGCCTCTTCACATGCCATAATGCGATCGGCTTCACTCTGCGGGGATGCCACCGGCTGCTGCGGTGCCGCCGCGGCCAGAATCGCCCGGGCCTGTTCAACGCTCATGCCCTGTTGCCCTGCCAGCATCATGGCAAGCTGTTCACGTCCTTTCGCTTCCTGGCATGTCAGGATCCCCATCACTCGCTGGTTCTCCTGCGCGACGGCTTCCGTTGCAGTTAATTGCGGCATAGTGCCTCCTGTATCATGTGTGTTCAGCGTCGCAGCCATCACGCTGATGGCGTCCGACGCATTGATTAATTCATCCGCCAGTCCGGCCTCAATACCGGACTGACCTTCAAAAACGGCGGCCTCTGTTCCCATAACCGCATCCACAGATAAACCGGTATACATCGCCACTTTTTCAGCAAACATCCGGCGCGCCGCATCAATGCGCTGCTGCATGTCCTGGCGAACCTTTGCTGGCAGGGATTCAAACTGATTGCCATCCACCTTGTGCGATCCGGCGTAAATCAGCGTGATATCCACACCGGCCTGTGCCAGATGACCGGCATAGCTGACATGGCCCATCATCACCCCAATGGAGCCGATACGGGATGTCTGGGTAACCAGCCGTCGGGAGCAGGCCGATGCCAGTAACATGGCGGCTGAACAGGCCGTGTCATTGCACAGTGCCCAGACAGGCTTCAGCTGCCGGAGACGGTAAATCATGTCAGCGCAGTCAAACGCGCCGGTGGCCTGCCCGCCAGGACTGTCAATGTCCAGCAGTACGCCCCGTACCTGAGTGTCCGCCATTGCCTGCTGAAGACAGGCGACAATGCCGTCATAGCCAGTCATTCCGGAAAATGGCCGCATGCCACCCAGCCGGTGTACCAGCGTGCCGGTCACCGGCAGTACAGCAATACCGTTCACCACCCGGTAAACACGGGCAGGTCGTTTGCCTCCGGCCATGTACTCGTCCGTTTCAGCCAGCATCCCGGGAGCGTCAAGCTGTACCTGCTGTTGCGGTACCGAAAGGCTTGCTGCGCCCATCTCACGCCCGAGCGCGCAAAAGAAAACCCGCGCATAGGCGGGCTCCAGAAGCAGCGGCTCATTGAATGCCGCAGCGATAATATGTGAAAGATTACGTCTCACGTGATGTTGTCTCCTCTTCCGGCCTGCGACTCTCCGCTATCTGCTGCTGATACGCCTGGGCTATCCACACCGGACGTGAGAGTCCGGCTTTTTCGCGCTCTGCGGATTCCCTGACCTGCTGGCGGAAAATGTCCTGATAATCTTCGCCCATCAGTGCCAGTTCTTTCTCATACGTGCTCAGTCCGGCCTCAATGCGCATCACCGATTCCTGGACCTCCTTGAGCCCGTCAATGGCCATTCTTCCGGAGCCAATCCACTCTGCCCGTGACCAGGCTGAACGCGCCTGGTAAAAATCAAAACGCGCCCGTGGCGGACGAATAATCCCCCGAAGAAGCGCCTCTTCCAGCCAGCAGGAAAACATCTGCGTGGCCAGCCGGGCCGCAATAAATTTTCGCCGCCCCATAAAATAGCGCCACGACTCATTGGCGGAGGCGCGGGCACTTGAGTAACTGACCTTCGAGTAATCACGGGACAACTGTTCGTAGGAAACGCCAAGACCGGCTGCAATATACCGCAGCAGCGCCTGTTCAAGCGCCGAAAATCCATTGTCTGAATCCTGCGCTGTCTGCAGGTTCAGCGCATCGCCAGGAAAAAGGTGCGGAATTTTAACACCGCCCAGCGTCACGTTATTCGTGTCATACCAGCGGGTGAACTTCTCCAGAATATTAATAAGCGGATTATCCTGCTGACCTTGCGGTGCCCCCGCGATATATTCAAATGCCTTTTCGGTATCAAGTTCACTTTCGATTGTGGCTGCATACATCGCCTTCACAATGGCCGACTGAAGCTGCGTGGCCTGCAGGGAGTCCAGCATCTTCATCCGCTCCATTACGCTGTAAAACTGATTAGCCCCACGGGTCTGCCCGTCCTCCACCGGCTCAAAAATATGCAGCATGGCCGGACGCCCGGTGGGAAGCTCACGCGGGATCCGCTCCCAGCGTCCGGCACCAGAGAACGGAAAATCATCCTCACAGATATGGTACGCAATCGCCCGCCCATACCGATCGACCTCAACCCCGGCCCGCAGAAAGTGGTTCCCCATACCGTGTCCTGGCGTGTCCACCCGTTTCGGACTCACGGCTTTAAAACGCGTACGGAATAACTGCGTGGTTTCCGTATCCCAGACCGGCTGCACAAAGATTTCGCCGTTAAAGGCATGCACGCCCACCCCTTCACGGATAAATTCCGTAAACGTGCGTTTCCCTTCCACGTCGATCTCGCCAAACATTCCTTCTGCGTATTCCGACCAGGCTGCGTCCACCTCCCCGACAAAACTTTTTGCCGTGGTCTCCCGCATCCCCAGCCAACGCCAGTTCAGACGGTAGCTGATAAGAAACATGTGCCCGACGATATGATCCTTATGCAGGGCCACCGCATTAGCCGCGATACCGTTATTGCGCACCAGATCATCTGCCCGGGCATTCCCCAGACGCAATGCAGGCAACAGGGCCGCATCGGCACTCTGCGCCGGTGGTAACCACTCTGCCATTTGCCCGCCAAATCCTGCGCCGCCTCCGTTGTAGCTGAGACTCTCACGAAGCGGAACGCCGTTCACATCAATCAGGACAGGCGTTCGTTTCATAACCTCACTCCCAGCGGTCGGCGGCGTCGGGTCGTACCCAGAACCGACTCCGCATCGTTGATCGCACGGTTAAGCTCATTCAGGGACGCTGCCGTATATTCGATCCTGCGACCGTCTTTCTGTACCGACACAACCCGTTTACCGGTTAATAAATCAAGGCGCGCCTGACGCAGCGCCTGCAGTTCAGCGACTGTAACCATTCACTCCTCCGGACAGCTTCGCTGCCAGTTCTTCAAGGGTCGGTTGTGCAGTTGCATCCTTGCGGGATGCCGCCAGCACAGCCAGATCAAGTTGCCAGCGTTGCACGGACACACGTAATGCCGCATAGGCATACACCAGGCAGTCCAGCGCTTCGTTACGCCGCTTTTTGTTATCCCACAACAGACGCATCTTTCCTTTTTCCCACTTTTCCACCAGTTCCTCCGCCACCAGTTGTTGTGCCTCTGTCTGCGAAAAAATCTCCGGATTATCAGGAAAGCGGATGGCATACGATGTGGCCTCATTCACAGGGGTGGGATCGGCCTTCATTCGGGCATAGAGAATTTCTTTTGCGGTATCCGTCCCCACCTCACACAGATACACACCCCGCTGATTACGGGTTTTCGGCATGGTGATAACTGGCTTGCCATAGACAGATGCGCCTTTCACCGGCAGCACCCGAAAAACACCGTGTTTTTTCGATCTCTGATAAACGATTTCGCCATCGATCCCCCCGATGTCCCAGCAGATACGGGAAATGGTCATTTCAGTTCCGTCTGCATGGCGGTATTTTTTGTTGATCGCCGCATCCACACGTAACAGCGTCTCTTCCTCATCAGGTCGTCCCATAATGATGATTTTATCCACCAGAAAGGCTTCCTCTCCCAGAGCCCATCCCCAGACATACATCTCAAAACGGTTTCGCTGCGAGTCAATACCAGCAGTCAGGTAAACCACCCGGACAGGCACCGCCGCCGGGTAATGCACAACCTTATCCATCAGCACCTGGTGATCGAGTTTTTCGCCCACGGCCTCTTCCCAGGTCTCCCCCAGTGTGGTGTTTACAAACGTCTTGACGCCGTTAGGATCCTTCAGTGCATCCAGCCAGTCATAAACAATCTGCGCCCAGGTAGTGAACGGGCTGTACGCCGTCCAGATGTGGAAAGTGACAGAACGTGGCGGGGGTATCTCC